TAAGCGTCTTTTTTTATATTTTAATGAGAAATTGTGAGAATGTTTGTCCTGCCTGGCCGCGGGTCCTTCCTAGAGCCCACCCCTTGCGCCGTTGCGCCCGACCTGCGGGAATTTTCGCAAATTTTTCATCAATTTTCAGGTCCGTCGGCTCATGAAAAGTACACTTGTTAAGGACTAAAATACATTTTTTGTACATATTGAAATGGAGGTGCCTGTAGTTGTGGCTGATACTGTAATAATCAAGCTTGACGGCGATTCTGTATTGGTGCCGGCTCAAGTGTGTGCAGCAGTCTTTGGCGTTACAACTCGGACGCTTTCCAAATGGACCGCCAAAGGTTGTCCTAAAACAGAATTTAATACCTACGATTTGAAGGCTGTGATAGCTTGGAAATACTCCAATGATTCCACACCTGAATCCCTTGTCAGTAAGCAACAGAAAGCAGATATCCGATTTAGGGAAGCAAGAGCAAGCATAGAAGAAACGAAGCATAAGGCTTTAATTGGTGAATATGTGGCTGTGGAAGATGTGAAAAATGAAGTTACTGAAATGCTTACCCAGGTGCGCATAGGGCTATTGTCTATTAAGCAAAAGACAGTACAAAGTTTATATGCCACTTATCCGGAATGTGCGCATGAGGTGGCTAACTTAGTGGAGCGTGAAATTGAAAGGGGGCTCAAAGCACTTGCCAAAGGCCAAAGCTACAAAACAAAACAATCAAAAGCAGAATAGTGAAGTGGACGTACTTACGACGCTGCGCAATGCATTAGCTGACGCCTTGCAAGTATTGACACCTCCCGAAAAAATCACGGTGGCACAGTGGGCTGATACTTATCGGCAGATGAGTAGTGAAGAAACAAGCCGACCGGGAATGTGGGATACTTCATTTGTGCCATATGCCAAGTTTATTATGGAGTGCTTTAACGATGATGAAATTGAAGAAATCGTATGGCTTAAATGCACCCAGATAGGCGGCACTGAAATCATGCTCAATATGTTGGGCTACACAGTAGATATTGACCCGAAGCGCATTTATTATGTTATGCCGGATGATGAATTAGCCGTGCAGTTTAGTGAAATGCGTGTCCAAAAGATGTTCCGGAGCAATCCGGAACGGTTCAGCGCTAAAGTTGCTAAGAAGCAGCCTAGCGATTTCATCAAATATGATGGCGGATTCTTATCTGTCGTATCGGCACGGTCTCCGGCTAAGCTAGCCAGTTGGTCCGTGCCAATTGTATTTTTAGATGAAGTTGATAAATATCCGGTTTGGACAGGCCGTGAAGCTAACCCTTTGAAGTTAGCTGAAGAACGTACAAAGAACTGGGCCATATCCAAAGTTGTTAAAATCTCCACACCGACATTGAAAACTGGCGTTATATATAAGGCCTATCAGGGGGCTGATGTTCGCTATACCTATCATGTGCCTTGCCCTCATTGTGGCAAGATGCAGCCTTTAGAATTTAGCCAAGTCAAATGGCCAAAGGATGAATGCGGTGATAGTGACCCGACTATGGTGCTTTATCAAGCCTATTATGAGTGCAAATACTGCAAAGGGCGCATTGATGATAGGCACAAGCCTCAAATGCTTAGAGGCGGGCAATGGGTGCCCGATACTAAAACACAAGGCAAGGCTAGAAAAGTGGCCTTTCATATCAATAGCTTATATAGTCCTTGGTTGTCATTTGGCAAGATGGCTGTTGAATTCCTTACATCTAAGGATGAGCCGGAACTTTTGATGAACTTTGTCAATTCATGGCTGGGGGAACCGTGGGAAGACAAGGCTGCAACAATGGACGCTGATAAGATTATGGATCGTCAGACAACAATTCCGGAAGGAATTGTGCCTAATTGGACTTACTTATTGACTGCCGGTGTTGATGTGCAGCAAGTTGGCGTATATTGGAGCGTCCGGGCTTGGGGCCTTAATGCTAAAAGTCAGCTAGTCGCTCATGGTTTTGCTGATTATTTGGAGGATACTGAGCAAATTATTGGTAATAAGTGGTGGCCGGATGAGGATGGCGAAATGTGTTGGCAAGTTAACCTGTGCGGCATAGATAGCGGGTTCAATACTGAAGATGTGTATGATTTTTGTCTCCGGAACAGTGATTGGGCTGTGCCGGTGAAAGGTGCGAGCACGCCAAGTGCTCCAAAATTTAAGCGGACAGTGATTGATAAGGTTGATTCTTCCGCTTATGGCCAATCACTCTATATTGTTAATGGCGACCTTTACAAAAATATGATAGCTGCACGACTGCGGCGCAATCTTGATGATGGCGGTTGGTTTGTCTATGCGGATATTGATAGAGATTATGCTGAGCAGGTCACTGCAGAACACAAAATAATTACAGTAAAAAATAAGAAACGTGTTGAGAGTTGGGTGCCTAAGCGGTCAAACGCTAATAACCATTATCTTGATACGGAGGTTTATAACAGCCTAGCAGCGGACTTATTGCAAGTCCGTTTTTTAGGTGATGCAGATGTGCCGGCAAAGTCCTTTGATGGCGGTGTTCAGGCACGCAAAACAACGGAAAAGAAAGAAAAAAATGACTTTTTAAACATTGAAGGAGGGTGG